ATCCTTATTCACTATCTCTACTTTTAATTCTACAGCTTTCTTAACTTTACTATTTGTTCCTGCATCAATGGCCTCTTTAGTAGTTACTAAATAATCAGTCTTACTAGATATACTACTACTGATTTTTCCACCATGTAATTCAATATAAGCTTCCCACTCTTTATTTCTAAAATCACTAAATACAAATGTTTTACCAGAAATCTTTTTATCTTCAATAACTTCTTCTGTTTTGTATTCTTGAACTTTACTTTTGATATTTGATGGTAATTTATTTACTAATTTATCAAACTCTATAATTTTCTCTGCAAACTGACCACTTAACGAATCTTCGAAACCTTCTATTTCTTTAATAGCATTTTTGATCTCCTCAAAACTCTTGTTTTTTATCCAGATAAGAACCTTTGGAAAAATTTCGAATATTTTCTTCAACCGTCTTGAACCAAAATTATGGCCAAAAATATTAGAAGCATGTGCAAATATTAGAATATCGAGATCTTTAATACTATTTTGAATTGTTTCATAAATCTTATTTGCCATTGTTTCTTTAAAATTATCTAATTTTAGTAAATCTTCTTTGGTTATAGTAAGAATTTTTATAATACTATCAAATCCTTCATCGTAAAGTTTTCCAACAGTTTGTTCACTTAAAAATTTCATATTCATATGAGTGACAAAATAAGTTAGTTCACTAATCTTATGTTCACGGGTAATATCTTTATTTTTATTCTTAGTTTCATCTAAGAGAATATCTACATTGGTATCATTCCATTTATAGGGAAAATCTGGCATACTTTCACCTGTAGCTTTAATAACTTTTTCTATATGGGGAATTACATCACCTGCACGTACAATTTGGATTATACTACCAGGTCCAATTTTATTGTCTTTAATAAATCTTCCATTAAATCCAGTTGCACGTTTAATGGTAACTCCAGATAATTGTACAGGTTCAATAAGAACAGTTGGTTTAACATATCCATCTTTGGATACATTCCATTCGACTTCAATCACTTTACACTCTGTTGTTAGTTTATCAGGTAATTCTTTGAATGCAAATGCATGTTCAGGATTTCCAGATTTATTTACATTGTGTTGATTATTATCTGTAATGATAATACCATCACATTCATATTTTCCAGTCTTTTTACGATCTTGTAGAATATCTATTAATTTAGGAAAATCAATTGTTTTTAGTAAGCTATGATGAACAGTAATAAATCCAAGTTTACTAATTTCTTTTAATTGTTCAGTATGAATTTCACGGGGATATAACATTTCATATGCAACAAAATCAATTAGTTTTACTGTTTCTGGATCAATAGTTTTTTTATTAGTTAATCCAGCAACCGTGGAACGTGGGTTAGACGAAGACCCGTCTTTAGACTGGGGTTTTGGTGTATCTTTATGATTTGTCTTGTCACCAGTATAACTTTCATAATTATCTAATGATATAATTAGTTCACCGCGAATCGCGAATAATTTTTCATCTTGTTTATTAATTTTTAATTTACTTAAACTCGGAATATATGGAATTAGAAAACTAATATCAGATCCCATTTGATCATCACCTCGTTTATATAAATGTGCAGTCCCATCATCCCAATAATATAAGGCAGAAACACCATCAAGTTTATCACTAATTGTATAAGGTCCTTGATATTTGGATAACCATTTATCAAATTGTTTTATATCAGATAATTTATATTTATCCATACTACCCATATGATAAGGAAGTTTTACTTTTTTAATTTCAGTCACTTTAGGTAAAGGTGCCCCTATTTTAGATAAAGTAGGATGTTTAGGGTCTCTTTTCTTGAGTTCATCAACGAGAAAATCAAATTCATCATCGGAGATAACAGAATCTTCGTTGTAGTATTTTTTAGATGCATATAAAATCATTTTAGATACTTGATCATCAGTAGCATTTTCAATAAAAGTTAGTGGATCAGCTTGATATTTCTTAATTTGTTTTTCCATTGTTATTATTATTAAATATATATATTTATATTTATTATAAATCAATTTTTATTTTTTATTTCACAATATTTAATAGAATGTCCTTGTACATTACAATAACTACATATCATTTTTGGACAATCTAAAATATCATGATTAATATTTTTACAATATTTACAATAGTAACTTGGTGGTTGTTTATTTTTTAAAAATATAATTAATTTATATTTATACATATCATGTGTTATATATTGAGTTCCAACATTTAGAAAATTCATAATAGGAAAAAGTACTGGAGTAGTTCTATCAAAAGTTAAATTTAATTTAGTTAGTAAATTGGATATTGGGGTAGCACCCCAGATAACATTTTTTCCATATAGATCTTTAATATGATTTTCAATAGTCTCAATTGAATATAATTGGATATATTCAATTGGAGTAGTTATATTAAGATGATTTGTTTTGACATATTCTTCTGCCATTATTTTTATTTGATTATTAATATCATTAATTTGAGTATTAATTTTTTCTTTTTTAATATTTAGTTCAATCAATGTATGTCTTAATATAATGATAGTATCTGTCATTTTTATTAAATACTTTTATTATTATTATTATTATTATTAATATTATTATTATTTCAATTTTTATAGAAAATAATAATATAGAATAATGTTTGCAGATATTTCCAATATCAATAATAATTCTGATTTATTATATATTATAACAGCCACTATCATTGTAGATATGGTAGTAATTCTTATGGCTAGAGATACTAAAATATTAGGTAAAACTATTAATACATGGTATGATAAATTTGGTATAACTGCTGTAATTTTAGATGTTCTAATTATTGTAATTGGATTTATTATAACTCGTTATTTATTTACTGTAATCGAATTAGATTTTTCACCTGAATTATTTATTTTTGTAGCATTAGCTGTTCAAGTAATTCATGATTCTGCATTATATGAATTTGTAATTAAACCATATCCAGTAGGACATAATCAAGTTATAGATGTGTATAAAGCATATGCAACTGAAAATGGATATAAAATAATATTAGCTGATTCTGCAATGGTTTTAGGATCTGCTATTTTAGCAATGTATTTAAAAAATAAACCAGTACATGAAACAACTTCTTTATTAATTGTTGGTTTATATTTAATACCATATTTCTTACTGCAAAAAGTAAAAGAATAAATAAAAAATAATATATATTATTTTTTATTTTCAAGAGCTGATTTATTTAAAAATTTTATTTTTAAATTGAACACCCGCAGAAAATTTTATTTTCAAGAGCTGATTAAAGTAGAACACCGTTCTACGTTGAACACCAGTATTTACCACTTCTATCATCATCCTTTACCGCCTTTGTTTTTAATACAGGTCTTTCTAATACAGTACATTTACAAAATGAATTTTGAGCAGTATCTTCAGAAATAGCAGTCATTGAACAAGCACCTGCCTTTTCTTCTAATTTAGGTACACGCCAAATATTACTTTTGTACTTAATATTAATAGTTTCATTGTTATTTATAAAACAAGTAGCTTCACAATTTTCAGTTAATTTATCATTTGAACAAATATTAGGTGTAATAATTTTACATTGTGAACCTTGCCATTTTATACGTAATGGAGAATTAGATAAATCTTCAGCTGTCCATTTAGTTTTTTGATCATCTTTGCTAAGTTCTAATAATTTATTTTTAGTATCAAAACACATATATTTTTGTACAGATAAATATTGCGGATCACGTGGGACTTGATATAACATATCAGGTGATTGACATTGAACCATATTACTAGAATCTATTTGAGGATAACTAACTTCTGGAATTTGATCATAATTTGTTGTATCTGAATTAAATTTAATATAATCTGTTCTTGGAAAATTAGTAATATCATAATTTGTTTTTTCATACGATGATTCAAATGGTCTAGGTGGGTTATAAGTTCCTGTGACATAATTATAATTTATTGTATCTGGATTTGTGGGAAAATCAGTTGTATCTATATAATCAACTTTATTGGGTTCAGAACTTAACATTATAGTATATAAAGAATTTTTTCTAGAAAATCAGAATTTTTTATAAAACTATAATTACAGAGAGGACATTTATTTAGTAGTGATGAACATTTTGAACATACAATTTGATGTCCACAAAATCCACGTATTTGACCTAACTCATCTAAACAAATACAACAATCATCTTGAGTATATTTTTTAATTGGTATTTCATATATAGAAAAATATGGTGTATTATAATGTTTCATAAATGTATTATTATGTAATACATATTTTCTATTACCACGAATATCATGTTTTCTATTATTAACTATTACTTTTAAATGATAATAATTCATATTTAATATATTACAAAATACAATAGTAGAATCACATACAACTACAACTTTCTTCAAATCAAAAGAAGTTGTTTTGGGAATAAAAATATATTGATTGAAATATGATGATAATATATATACATAATATCCTATAATATTTAGGATACATGGTTGAAATAAATAAAGAAATTCATAAAATAAAATTATTAAAAGATCATGCATATAATCATTATATATTTTCATATAATGATTATAATATTTTACTTAAGTGGAAAAATAACTTTTTAATATATCCAAAGTTCATATTACATAAGCATATCTAAAGTACTGATAATTACATTAACATATCTAAAGTACTGATAATTACATTAACATATCTAAAGTACTGATAATTACATTAACATATCTAAAGTACTGATAATTACATTAACATATAACTATTTTTATTAAATCCACCTGATATATCCATATATCTAGATGATCCTCCTGGTCCACCTATTGGTTGAGGATTATTTTGTTCAGGTTTAACTAATCCATCTTGAGATAATGCTTGTTGATATGCAGGTTGTTGTTGTTGAAAATGTTGGGCTTGTTGGGGTTGTTGTTGTTGTTGTTGTTGTTGTTGTTGAGGTTGTTGAGGTTGTTGAAATTGTTGAGGTTGTTCATGTTGAGGTACATTAAATTGATGTTGTACTATAGGTGGTGAAAGTTGATTAAATTCTTGGCCAAAATCTCTTGATGCACCTTTAGGAAATCCTTGAGAAGGATATTGATTTAATCCCATTTGAATAGGATTTACCATTTGACTACCTTCATTCGTCTTAAGATTTAATTCACGTTTGGTCATATGAACAGGTCTATCTTGATTTAAATTTTGTTGATCCATTGTTTCTATGTTTTGTAAATGTTCTTCATTGTTTATATTACTTTTCTTTTCAACATATATATCCGTATTTATATCATTAAATAATTTTTCTATATTTAAAGGAGAAGGTATTTCACTAAATAAATTTAATTCATCATTTAATAATGATTTTGCTAATTTCTTTTGTAAATATTTTTCAGTTAATGCATCTAATCTTTGTTTCTCAATATAACACCATCCTAAAAAGACAAATAAACTAATTACTATTACACTAATAAATATATTTTCTTTCGCAATACCACATGTATAACTTCCAGCATTTTGAATAAATGAATATAAATAAGATGTCTTTGGTTGTGGATTATAACTATATCCATCATTAATCTTTTGTAATAATGTAAAATCTACTAAATTTGGTCTATTCAAATTATTTAAATAATTTAATTGATCACCCATACTTTAATTTTACATAAAAATTATGATATAAAATAAAATTAAAAATCATCCACTATTTGTAAACTACCTATACTTGTTTTTTGATATTCAGTAGGTCTCTTTTCAAAAAAGTTTGTTTTACCTTGAATTGAAATTGCATCCATAAATCTAAATAATTCAGGAAACTCTACATTATACATTTTTTCATAGCCTAAATTTACTAAAAGATTATCTGCCGTAAATTCAATATATTGACACATAGTAACTGAATTCATTCCAATTAAATCACATGGTATTGATTCAGTAATAAATTGTTTTTCTATTTTAATTGCGTCTTCTAACATTTCATACATTTTATCTTGACTAATATATTCATTAATCAATTTATAAATAATACATGCAGTTTCAGTATGCATACCTTCATCACGTGCGATAAATTCATTAGCAGATGTTAATCCAGACATTAATCCTCTTTTCTTGAGCCAATAAATTGCACAAAAAGATCCACTAAAAAATATTCCTTCTACAATTGCAAATGCTACTAATCTTTGTGAAAAACTAGATTTATCATCCATGATCCATTTAATTGCCCAATCTGCTTTTTGTTTTACACATGGAATTGTTTCAATTGCATTAAATAAGTGTTCTTTTTCATCTGAATCTTTAATGTAAGTGTCGATGAGAAGAGAATACATAATCCCATGAATATTTTCCATCATTTCTTGAAAACTATAAATTAGTTTGGTTTCTTTAAATTTATCACCTAAAAGTTTAACATCTTCTTTAAATCTAGATGAAATATTCCAATTTACAATGCCATCAGAACCGGCAAAAAATGCCAATATATTTTTGATGAAATACTTTTCATCAGAACTTAATTTTTCCCAATCACGCATGTCACCAGATAAATCTACTTCAGTAGCTCTCCAAAAAGAACCTTCTTGTTTATTATACATATTCCATAACTGTTGATTTTGAATTGGGAAAACGGTAAAATTTTTAGTTGTAATATTTGCCATTTTTATATATTAGTATATTCTATATATTTTTACACTTATGTATTAAATATATATTATTTCAATTATTATGGATTTGATACATAAATTATTATTTAAAAATATGTTCTTCTATAGTATATATGGATCCAGGAAAAACATTTAAATCTTATTGTATATTAAAAGAACAAATAAATCTTTCTCCAAGAACTGCAAATCTTGCTCCAAACGCTATCACAAGACCATGGTTTTATGGAAATGAAATTCCAAAAATTTATAATTTTCCTAGTCCATCTTCAAATAAATATGTTATTTCTGTTGTTTCATTTGGTGGTGGTATGCATGGTACTATCTCAAATACAGGTATTTTAACTAATGGTGATGTTCAAACATATTGGAGATCAATTGGTATGACTAGTTTACCAACTGTTGTAGTTAAGTTTATTGATGGTGCTACTAATAATACAAATGATTTAAATTCTACGATTGAAAATACAATTGATGTAGAAAGTATTGGATTTTCATGTCCTACATCAAACTTAACAATTGTTTTATATATAGCACCAAATTCATTAAAATATTTTCCAATTATTTTAAATGCAATAATAAATAATACACAATATAAAACAAATGCAATTTCAATATCATGGGGAACATCTGAAATTTATTATGGTAATGCACTTCTTACAGAAATAAATAATATATTTTTAAATGCAGTTAATAATAATATTAATATACTAGTAGCCACTGGTGATTATGGTGCAAATAATGGTGTTGGTAAACCAGGATTTTATTGTGATTTTCCTTCATCTAGTCCAAATGTTATTGCATGTGGTGGAACAACGCTAGTATGTCCCAATCGTGTATATGATTCCCAAACATTTGAATCTGCATGGTCAGGTAGTGGAGGAGCAATTAGTAAATTTTTTAATAAACCATCTTATCAAAATAATATAGTAGCATCAAATCGATCTACACCTGATATTAGTTTAATTGCAGATCCAAAAACTGGAGTTTTATATTATATTAACGGTACTAATTATATTGTAGGAGGAACTAGTATAGCAGCACCAATAATTGCAGGTTTATTAGGAGCAATTTATACTACTAACTTTCTAAATCCAATTATTTATAAAAGTTTTACATTATTATGCAATGATATTACAATTGGATCAAATGGACTTCCAGCAAAACCAGGTTATGATAATTCTACAGGATGGGGATCATTAAAAGGTTCTATATTAAATCAAATTATTAAATACACTGTATCTTTAAATACAATTAATGTATCAATAAATGTAAATGCTACTTTTACTATATTAGTAACATCAAATTTTAATTTTAATAGTTATTTAACATGGACATCTAGCAATCCAAATATTGCAAGAGTTAGTAATACAGGGGTAATTACAGGAGTAGCAAATGGTATTACTACAATTATATTAAATACTATAAATCCTAATGTAAGTAAAATAATTACAGTTACAGTTAGAAATTTAACAGGTGCAAGATTACAATTAATTACAAATAAATATAATAAATATTAAATATATTATAATTATGCATATACATACAATTTCATTATTGGGTCCTCGACCTAAAAACGAAGATGATTTATTTTATAGCTTAAATTTAAGTTCAGGTAATGTAAGTAGTGATAAAAAAAGAATTGCAAATATTATTGGTATATTTGATGGACATGGTGGTCCTTTAGTAAGTAAATATCTAAAAGAACATCTACCCAAATATTTTTATGCCAACACTGATCCTCTTTTTTCTCCAAAACATCATGATTATGTTATTAAAGTATTTGATAGAATGCAATCAAAATTAATAAAAGATGTACCACAATGTAAGCAAATGGGATCTACTGCTTTAATATTAAATTTAGAAAAAGGTAAATCAGATTCTTATTATTTACAAGTTGTTAATATTGGAGATTGTAGAGCTGTGTTATGTAATGAATATAATATAGCCATGAGTTTAACAAAAGATCATAAACCAATGCAATGGGAAGAAAAAATTAGAATTGAAGCATTAGGAGGTAAAATAATAAAAGATGTTGGTGATGATCCTAGAATAAATGGTTTAGCTGTATCTAGGGCATTTGGTGATTTAGATGTTTTACCCTATGTTACACATATTCCTGAAATTTTTGATTATAAAATTAATATTCATAGTAAATTTGTTATATTAGGATGTGATGGTGTATGGGATGTTCTTTCTTCACAAGATGCAGTAGATTTTGTAATTAAAGAAATGATGTTAACTCCAACACATTTAGAAAATTATCATACACATACACAAAAAAATATAGCAAAAAAATTAGGAGAACATGCCTTAAAAAAAGGATCTGGGGATAATATTAGTATAATTATATTGTTTTTTGCGTAAAAATTTATATAGGATGTCATAAATAAACATATAAAGAAACCTTAAATAAATTTCTTTAGAAACCTTAAATAAATTTCTTTAAGTAAGTATATGCATAATAAAGCTGAAGTAGGTCGTTCTTCAACTGCCGGAGAAGCTGGATTTGTAAATGAAAAAGATTCCAATTTAAGAGGTAATCCTAATGAAAATGATTCTAATTTAAGAGGTATTCCTAGTGAAATAACAATGCAAAAACCCGATTCATACTATTTACAAGAAATTAATAAGATTTCATGCAGTGATTCTGATAAAATAGTACAAGATAATACTCATAATACATATGAACAAGATAACTTCTATTGCTATAGTAATGGTCCTACTAAAAAATTAGTTCAATGGAAGAAAGTAGATGGATTGTGGCTTGGTCGTCATTTAACTAATAGCAGTGAATATAAAGAAATTAATAATAATGTCTGCAAAGTAATTACACCTGGATGTGATTCATATAATCCTTCTCAAGGATGTGTAGTAAAATGCTTTTTAGATAACAAGACAACAACTGAATTTACTGCTAATTATGAAGTTTTACCTAACTAAACTTTGTTTAGGTAGCTATTGAATACTTGGAAATACCTAACTAAACTTTGTTTAGGTAGCTATTGAATACTTGGAAATACCTAATTAATTAAATATATAAAGAAAATTAATTTTGTTTATATATATTATAATGTCTACTACATCTAGTTCTAATTATGGAATAAAAATATCTAATACAATAGATGCATTTGGTACTCCGCTTGATCTAACTCAACCTGAACCTATAAGAAATAAATGTGATTCTGGATCTGATTGGAAATATACTGATATTTATTATGTTAGGATGACTACTCCAGCTGGAGCTGTGACAATTCCAGAATGTTCAGTTGAAAATAATAATCTTCCACTTGATCCTAATAATACTCATCCTAAATTTCCAGAACAATTATTATCTAATGGATTATCATATGAAACATGTTATCCTGATGAACTAGCTAAAAAGAATACTCTATTTACTATGTCACAAAAAGGTTATTCAAATAATAAATCAATATCTGTATATTCAATTCCATCTGAATGTACACCAGATCCATCTGGATCAACAAATGAACTTGATATAAAAATTGCACCCGGTTTTAAAAATTCAACAGATGCATCTGGATCAACAAATGAATATAAGTATAAAAAACAAGCTTTATGTGATTCTAATAATCAATTATACGATTCTCAATTCCAAGTATGTGTCAGTTGCAGAGATACCACAGTAAAACCATCAGTTATTAGTAATTCTGAAAAATCTTCTACACCTGTTAATAGTAGTGTTGAAGGAAATATTAGTTATCAATGTAAAAATAACCCTATAATATCTAAAGATAATACTGGAGTTATGTTATCTCAAACATGTGATTCAGGTGAAACATTAATTAATGGTAAATGTGTAATTACTTTTTACGCTAAACAAAATTAAATAATAATAATAAAATTATATTATTATTATATATAATGTATAGTACAAATAATATAATAAATATAATAAATCCACCTAGTTCATCTAATGTAACTATATCTAATATATCTGATGTAATTAATATATCTAATGGATTTAGTTCATCTGCTTTACCTGCTATGCCTACTTTACCTGCTATGCCTACTTTACCTACTATACCTACTTCACCTACTGTACCTACTTCACCTACTTTGCCTACTTCACCTACTGTACCTACTTCACCTACTTTGCCTACTGTACCTACTTCAACTACTTTGCCTACTTCACCTAATACATCTAACATACCCAACTCATCTAATACATCAAATAGTAACAATAATTTTTTATGTAATTCTAATAATCAATTATACGATTCTCAATTCCAAATATGTGTTAGTTGCAGAGATATTACAGTAAAGCCATCCGTTAATAGTAATTCAAGTAAATCTTTTACCCCTGTTAATAATAGCGTTGAAGGAAATATTAATTATCAATGTAAAAATAATCCTATTATATCTAAAGATTCTACTGGAGATATAATATCTGAGACATGTGAATCTGGGGAAACATTAATTAATGGTAAATGTGTAATTACTTTTTATGCTAAACAAAAATAAAATTTCTTTATATATATATATATAATGTCTAATACACCTAGTCCATCCGATACTCTTCTTGATATAACTCAACTTGAACCTGTTAGAAATAAATGTCCTAATGGTTCTGATTGGACTTATACTGATATTCAATATACTAAAATTACAATGCCAAATGGAACATTATTGGTATTACCAGAATGTTCCGCTCCAGAAGATAGTATTGTAACAACAAATATGCAAAGTACTGGTAGTACTGGTATAGCTGGACAAACTAGTGGTTATACATTACCAGATGGAACAAGATATGTAAGCTGTACACCTAAAATACGTGGTAGTTTATTTAATCTTGCAAAAACAGGTAAATTATCTAATGGTCCCGGTAGTCCAACATTTCCAGTATATTCAATACTATCCGGTTGTCCGATAAGTATATCTAATTCACCAAGTGCATCTAATATGTCAAATACATCTAATATGTCAAATACATCTAATATGTTAAATGCATCTAATATGTCTATTTCACCTGTTACATCTACTACATCTAATGCACTAATTTCATCTAGTACAACTAATATTGTTTCTCCATCTAGTACAACTAATATTGTTTCTCCATCTAGTACACAAATTTCACCTAGTACAACTAATATTGTTTCTCCATCTAGTACAATTTTTTCACCAAGTATAACTAATATTGTTTCTTCACCTATTACATATAGTCCATCTAGCATAGTTTATTCACCTAGTATAACAGATAAATCTAGTATAGTTTCTTCATCAAACAATACCTCATCTAATACCTCATCTAATACCTCATCTAATACCTCATCTAATACCTTATCTAATATTTCAAATAATATCTCAAATAATAAAAAATTTTTATGTGATTCTAATAATCAATTATACGATTCTCAATTTCAAGTATGTGTCAGTTGCAGAGATACTACAGTAAAACCATTAATTAATAATAATTCTGGTAAATCTTCTACCCCTATTAATAATAGTGTTGAAGGAAATATTAGTTATCAATGTAAAAATAATCCTATTATATCTAAAGATTCTACAGGATATACATTATCTCAAACATGTGACTCTGGTGAAACATTAAGTAATGGTAAATGTGTAATTACTTTTTATGCTAAACAAAATTAATATTTAATTATTACTACTATAAATTATTACCAGTCTAAAGACGGTACTACTATAAATTATTACCAGTCTAAAGACGGTACTAATTTAACAGGTTTATACCTCTTCCAGCGTGTATCCATTTCACATTTAAAATACGCCGAATCCGTATTCTTCAACGCTTCATAACACATTTGACTTGTCATCGCATTAGGTATACTTGCAAAATGAATTAATTTATTATCTTTATCATAAACGTGATAAACATCTGGTTTTGCATCTTTCTTTAATAAAAATACCATATCATCATTTGTACTTATATTAGTACTATTACTTATCTGATTATCCAACATCTGTTCAATCTGATTTGTATTATTATTTTTTGAAAAATTTTCATTATCCACAAAAATATATGAGATTCCTGATCTCCCCTGAAGAAAAATAAATCCATTGATTTCAACATTAGACAAACTAATTTTTTTATCTAATTCTGCAATATCTTTAATCTGATCAACCTTTCTAATTTTTAGATTCGATTCTTTTAAATGTCTGCTAATATAATCATCAATATGATTCATCTTTCTTTCAATCTTCATTGCATTCATTTTAATTCCATCCAAATAGTAACAATCTTGTATTAAAAATATATTATTATTATTTTGATTTACAATTCTTCCATCAAAGATAGAACATAAATGTGTTTTATTACTCGATGTTTTATAATTTACAGAATATATCTTAATTTCATCCACGTTACAACTTTCATAATTAAATTTTAGTTTACGTTTCTCAATTAAAAACGATTGACCTTTACGATTCATTGTACAAAAAATTAAAAAACAAGCTTCTCCCTTAATTTGAGGAATTACATATTCAATGTTTTTTTCATTCTTCTTAAAATCATCGTGGGTTTTTAACATAATATATCGGTACTCATAATAATTAATTCTATCAAAAAAGTAAGTTAAAACATCTTTTTTGAGAGACAAGTTGGTAACATCATAATGTTTCATATTAGTTTAATATATATGTTTATACGTTTTTAAGTTAGATTTATCAATTTTTGCACTATATTAATAATATCTTACATCAATAAAATCTTACTCATGCAAAAATTAATCTTATCCTTACATAAATAATACAACGCTTGCTTTATTGGTGATAATTCTTCTATTTCTTTTACAGATAAATGGGTTTGACCTACATCTTTCCATAACTGAATTTGTTGTTTAAATAAATTTTCAGCACTATCTTTATCCAAATGTTTATATTCTTCTAAATTACCAAATGTTTGATCAAATTTTCTTTTACATATTTTTTCGGCTAAATCAAGTGTTACTTTATCAGATTTATTCATATATTATAATAATTTAATTATAATATATAGATTTTACGCATTATTCATGCCATACGCATTATTCATGCCATACGCATTATTCATGCCATACGCATTATTCATGCCATACGCATTATTCATGCCATACGCATTATTCATGCTAATTAAAGCATATACTTCAATGTTTTGTACCCGCGGTATACATCAGCATTAATAGTATTATATAAATCTTCCATATTCTTAGCTCTATACAAATCTGTTACATTTTCAGCATTAAATTGTGCTAATTCAATACTAGTATTTTCTGGAAAAGGAACTGAATATATTGCATTAGAATCTAATTCATTTGGAACTAAAAATTTACTAGTTGTAAAATTAGGGGATTCTTCTTGAAATCTAATATTATTACTAGATAATTCATTTAATCTATTTCCACCACCTTGAGATTCAAAATTTACATTATTATTTGGATATATAATATCTTGATGAAAATGTTCTTTTTTCTCTGTTGCAAAAATTGGAACATCTTTATGCTTAAAGTCAGTTTCATAATCAAAATCAAAATTATCTTTTGTTATTTTCATAGGAACATCAGAACTTTTTATTTTATTATAAAAATTATATATATCAAATTTTTTATTTTCTATATTATTTCCAAAATTTTCAATTTCTATTTCAGGTTCTAGTTCTATTAATTTTTCTTGTTTTTTATTATTAACTGAAATTTTAAGATAAACAATATAAAAAATCAAAATACATATAAATGTAGTTATAATATTTTTATCCATACTATAAAAAAGAAAATAATATATATATATTATATAAAAAATGTCAGATTCTAGTGAAATAACTATTGTTTTAGAAGTAATTGATCCTGTATCTGAAGTAGTAGAAACCAAAGTTTCTGTACCTGAAGTAGTAGTACCCAAAGTTTCTGAACCTGAAGTAATAGAACCTAAAGTAGTATTACGCAAAGTTCCTGAACTTGAAACTGAAATAAAAAATGCAGAAACAAATATTACCAATATTGTATCTGAAATTAAAAATACAAATATAACAGATGTAAAAAATATTGAATCAACTATTAATAATGTATCATCTGAAATAAAAAATATTGAATCAACTATTAATAATGTAACAGCTGAAATAAAAAATATAGAAACAGATATTATTAATGATGTATCTACATTAGCTAAAAGTGATGAAATAAAAAATATAGAAACAGATATTAATGATATTGTATCTGATATAAAAAATATAAATATAACAGATGTAAAAAGTATAGAAACAACTATTAATAATATATCATCTGATATCAAAAATATAGAAACCAATGTTATTAAAGCTTCATCTAAATTTAATATAATTAAATATTTATCATATTGTTTTCCATTTTTACGCAAAAATAATTAATAAATAAAGACTATTATTTATTAATTATAAATGTTACCAATAAAACCTTATTCTAAAAAAGATATTTCTATATGGAAAAAATCAAATATCGTATATTTATACGTGGAAATTAAAAATAATGTACCTAGATTTGAATTTAATGATAAAATGGATAATAATCGTGTAGAATCAATCAAACAAATGATCCAGGATACATTAAATAAATATCAGATTAATGATTTAGAAATATTTATTAATTTAATGGATATTCCATATAATAATCCATATTTTTTAGCATTTAGTTATACAACTAATTGTAATATTAATACTATCCCTAATTTTTCATTTTATCAATGGGATTTTGCTAAAATTGCAAATTTTTTTGATATTAAAAAAGATATTTTAAATAATGTAATTCAATGGGAAAATAAAGAAGATAAAATAATGTGGTCTGGTCTTAATTCTAATAAATTTCGAGAACAGTTTAATAATTTTGTTAAAAATTCTAATTTATATGAATTTAATTTAATTGAAGAATATAGTACTAATCCAAAGTATTATAAATTAACTGATCATACCAAGTATAAATATTTATTAGATATTGAAGGAATTGGATATTCTGGTAGAGTTCCTTATTTATTATTAACTGGTAGTTGTGTAATCTTATTAGAAAATACTGATCCAAACAGAGATTATAATTTATATTATTCCAAGTATTTTAAAGAAGATATTCACTATCTTAAAATACGATATACAATAAATGATACAATGGAAAGTATCCATGAAAAAATTCAAGAAAAAATTAAAGTAAGTGATTGTAAAAAAATAGGTTTGGATAGTCAAGAATTAGCAATAAATGTTTTTACATTAGATAATATATTATTATATACATCACAACTACTAAAACATTATAGTCAATATTATCAAAACACTGATGATATTTTAAATCCAGATTTAGAATATCATAAAGAAACAAATATGAAACATATTAAAAATAGATTAATTAATAAATTTAAAAAACATTAAAGAAATTATTAAGCATTTTGCTTACCCGTAAAAGGCTTCTTGACCTTAGCAGGTGCAACAACACTAGGTGAACTTGCATACGTCTTCCACACATTAACAGGCTTGGTCTTGGTTTCATTGGTCTCCTCGGTCTCCTTGGGTACCTCGGTCCTATCGGACTCAAAGGACTCATCGGACTCATCGGACTCATCGGACTCATCGGACTCATCGGTCTCCTTGGTCTCCTTGGTCTCCTTGATCTCATCGGTCTTCTTGATCTCCTTGGTCTCCTCAGGAACCTCGGTCACCTCGATCACCTTGGTTACCTTGGTCACCTTGGTCACCTTGGTCTTCTCTACCTTACTATCAACCTCCGTCTTAGTTGAAGCACACACCGGGAACTTGCTAGCGGGCTTGAGCCACAGAATAATATTGAATGCCGGAGCACCATAAAACTTGGTCAGATTGGATGGATCCTTGCCCTTCCAACCCACATAAGTAGGATTATAGTACGAAATATCAATCTCATGACACATCCAATGAAACTCAGCCAACTTGGCCGGGAGCTTCTCCTTCATCATCTCAATAATATCAGGAATAGAATTATAGAGACTTACTGACTTCTTGGAAATATGCTGCATATACTCCTCCTTATTATAATCCTTATTAAACTTACCATCCTTATCCTTAGGAGTACACATGATCTTCAGTGTCTCTGCCAGATTAATAATCAGGCGAGTCTTGTCTCCAAAATTATGAAGGTTATTCTTGAAATACTCTCCATTCTCATCCATGTAGTGCTCCACTACAGTCTCATAAATGGTCGTAATCTCCTCGTGGTGAGTCTTCTCACCAAAATTAGGGGTCTTGATCTCGGACATTTTTAAGTGTAAATTACTTATAAAATGATAGGCGTAACAATATGCTTTTATTCTTATAGAATTTTCAGTAAAATTATTTTTCAATTTTTACGTATACCGTTTGTTAGCACAAACGCTATTAGTCAAATTACCGTGAAGTGCCAAATTTAAGAACGCTTTTTTCAAAAAGTGTTCTTAAATTTGTTAGCACAAGCGCTACAAGACAAATTTACCAGATGTTAAGTACGGAGTACTTAACATCGGTATTTGCCGGTACACCAGATATTAAGAACTCCGTTCTTAATATCGGTATTTACGTATATTTTCTTCCTATATACAAACTAGCAAATGCCAATAGTATAACAAATATAATAAAGTTGGGTAAAACCAAGTCTTTATTAACTCTCAGATCATATCCGCTATTAAAGAATAAAGGGTGTTTTATAAATATAACTCCTACTATTACAATTAAATAGAATATTATCGCATTGTATACTGAATCTTTCATTATATTAAATTTATAAAATTATATTATTTTTTATAAATTTATTTAGTTAAACTCTTATTATAATCTCCAATTAATTCATAGTTATTGTCACTATTATAGGGGGTTATATATATATTAGGATTATCAACACGTAATACAGTATATATTATATTTAAATCTGTATCTGTTGTTATTGATTTTAATACTATTAAATCAACAATAATATTTACATTAAGATTATCTATACTACCATATAATACATAAGCAATACGATATTGATCATCTGTTTCAGCTCCATATGCATTATCTATATTTTTAATAGTAAGAATATATTGTTTACCTGAATAAAATGCTAATCTATCTACAATAACATTATTTAATACTTTTAGTTTTTCATAATCAGGTTCAAATGTTTTTACAGGTAATAATGCAGGATTAAAAGTTGTTATACTTTTATTTTCGGGACTAAGTTCAGTTATAGATATTTCTCTTACTCTTTCTAGAATGTTATTTATCGCTTTTAATTTTTGTAAATCTGTTATATGAACTTTTTTTTCAAATGATACTTGTTTTGGTACTTCATTATCAGCAACGGGATCAGCTGATATAGGAATTCTAATTGGACTATCAAATCTAGGTGCAGTATTAGTTAATAAATTTAAATTTCCAGATACATCAAAATTTTCTTGGGTAACAATAAAAAATAATGCAACAAATATTAATATTATAATAAGGTATTTCATAATTTAATAATATATTTTTTTTATTAAACTATTCTTCTTCTTTCTTAGGTCTCATCTTTTCAAAAAATGGATCATTCTCTAATAATATATCAGCTGATACATACTCTTTATTATGTAAAATTCTTCCTCTTTCAGATACATGTTTCCCTTCTGTATATTTTATAGGTACTACTCTTCTAACAAAATCTTTTACTTCTTGTGGTACTTCAGTTAATTTCCAAAATTCATGAAAGAATCCTTTCCGTGTTAATGTATTAAAAAAATAATGAACATCATAATATTTATTTTGCTCAGGTTTAATATTAATTTTATCTGTCCAATCAGCAGATACTTTTGAATTTTCTACAATACCAGGAATGCATGCAAAATCAAAATCCCATAATTTTATTTGAACTCCTATATTCGGTACATAATATTCATGACCATTAATTACATATCTAAATTTTAACGTCTTATTATTAACTTCACTCACTTGTACTAGAATATTATTTGGTTTTAAATCATTATGTCTAAATGCTGGATATTTTTTTTGAATTACCGCCAATACACTTAAGATCTGAAAAAATATAACTCTCCATTCTTTTATTTTTAATGTTTTATAATTTTCTCTCAAATAATCTAATAAATCACCACCATTTGCCCATTCAGATATTAAAACACTTACATCATCATAGTATTCATTTTTCTCATATTTTTCTAAAAATTGTTCAAATTTTTTTGTCTCACTAAAGGTCTTTGCTAACTTTACAAATGGATTAATATTTGTATTAAAACTTCCAATTGGTAAAACAATATGAGGTGTTTGTCCGGTAAGAACAAATTCACTCAATAGTTTTAACATAACTAATTCAGTATTCTCTGGTCTATTACTTAAATTAATATCACCATATGAATCTTTTTTAGAATATGCTACGATTTTAACACCATAATTTATTGTTTTATCTTTCCCATTATATGAAATTCCTTTAAACGTATGTCCTGTAGTTCCACTCTTTACATATTGTAATTTACCACCAATCTCATTTATAATTTGATTAAAATCAAACGTTTTCTTATTTAATAACTCTCTCATATCTTTGGTTTGTTCTTTTTTATGTTCATCGGAACCACCTTTTTGTTCAATAGAACATTTTACGTCTATCAAAGGGTCAAGTTTTTTATCTTTTAATAAATTATGGATAAAATCTACCCTATTTGAGATGTGGTCGAATTTGGGTTTATTATCCATATTCTTAGTATTATCTTTTATTTTTATATTTATATTTGTTTCCATTAATATTTTAAAAAAATCTATATATTTTCAAATCAAAACGTATATTTTTATTTATTTATTTCAATAACTTTAAAATTTTTATTAAGCTTCTCTGATTCTTCTGTTAACTTGATTTTATGTATAACTTTTATAAAATCGTTATAATTAGGATTTGGAATTTCAGGATAACACATCCAAAATTTAGTTTTCATAAATATATCAAAATCAAAATCATCGGGAAAGTGTTTTTTAAGATCTTTATTTTTAAATATAGATCTACATTCTACTGGTAAAATATTTGCAAAATCAGGTGGTATAACCATCATTAGTTGCTCTAATGGTTTTATTTGATATTTATTATCTTTTTGTTCTATTTCCTTGATTTGATTCGTTTTTAAATATTCATAAATATCACTAATAAAAGGTACTTGATGATGTTGATATAACCATAACCAATCATAACAATCTTCAAAATAATATTTCTTTACCCATGATATTCCTTCTATATATTCTTTACATATTGTAGTGACAGGTGTATTATGAAAGAAATAATCATAATAACGTTTTTTATAATCTTTCGGAGCGTCTTTTCCAATATTTAGAAAATTTACATCACTTAATGTTAAATTATCAAACTGGAACAGTGCTATTTTGCATGGGTCAGATTCATTGGTTTTATACGTGATTCTACCCCTTTGATAAACTTGTTTAAAATAGTCTTCTTCTTGTTTTGCTAAAATTTCAACAAGATTTATAAAACTTTTGTTGTCTTTTGATATGTATTCATTCTTTTCAATAAATTCAGGATATATTTTTAATAAAATATCTAAACCATTCGTAATTTTAGGATGAATCGGTGATAATGTTAATGATGGAATATTAGGTAAAAAATCATTTCCTAATAGAAAACCCATCATAATATAATCATTGATTACACTCGTAAGATCTAATTCTTTATTAACTTTAGATTGTATCTCTTCAAAAATACCAGATTTTAAAAGATCCATATCGACCATTAAAAACTTTTTGGTTGATTTTTCATCAATGTGAACCGCTTCACGAAAAACATAAATCTTTGGGAGTTGAGTTGCCATAGTTAAAAATAATAGATCCGCATCTAAACCATAAACAACTCTAGTTACTTGATGGTTAGTTTGTTCTTTCATAAACTGATGAATTTTATGTTCACCTTCTCCATGAGTATTAGATGTAGAAAGAATAATTTTTAAATTATTCGTAGGGTATTTAGGTTGATAATTCTTTGAAAATTTTAAGAGAACTATCGCAAGTTTTTTCATAAAATTAGTACCAGGTGTGATTACACAATTACTCCATTTTTGAAGAATTGGGCTTTTATGTGCTTGTAATATTTGATTACGAATCTCTTGTTCTTTAACAGATTTAAATCTGCGTAATCTTTGATGTTTCATTTTAGCCATAGGTGCTACACCATCAATAGCAATATAAATTAGATCAGTAGGTTGAATATAATCTAAAATTTCTTCCATATATTCAATGATTCTTATAAACATTTTGGCTTCTATTTTATCCTGATTATTAACTAAATCATACTCTGGATTTTCTTTTAATATTTCATTTGCTACTTCAAAACATTTGGGATGTAATAAACAGTTTAAGTCAAAATAAAATTCGTTTGTTTTTTTAATTGGGTCAATAATAACTGTGTAATTATTATTAACCCAAGAGAAAAATCTTGGTACACCCATTGTTACTTTATTTGATATATAGTATGTATTGTTTCTTATTTATATTTTTTTCATTTTTTTATTTTTTTTATCTATTAAAATAATTTACTTTTAAGCAAAATAATTTACTTTCTATAATATATATAAATGATTCAAGAAGGTGGTAAACGCAGATCAAGCAAAAAGGCTTCTCGCAAAGCTTCTAAGAAATCATCTCGCAGATCAGTATCTAAGAAATCCATGAAATCCAAAAAAAGCAAGAAATCTAGTCGCAGATCTTCCAAGAAGGCTTCTAAGAAATCCAAGAAATCCAAGAAATCCAAGAAATCTAGTCGCAGAGCTTCCAAGAAATCCAAAGTTTCCAAGAAATCCAAAGTTTCAAAGAAGAGCAAGAAATCCAAGAAAGCCAGACGTGAAGCCAATCCTCAAATCACAGTCCGTGGTGCCTTAGTTAAATACGTCTGGGGTCACTTAGATGTAAAAAAAGTAGCGGCTGAAAAAGGCATGAACCAAATTGGTGTACCTGCCAAAATAGTTCAAATGGCGATGGTAGAAGCCCAAAAGTCTCACCCTGTAACTGAAGCTAACAAGAAGAACCCTGCTTTCTGGGAAGGTGTCAAGAAGACTGCCATGAAGTTATTGGCGGATAACTTACAAAAATATGCTGGTGCGGTCAAAAAGTCATAAATTTATTTTTTAGGATAAAATTATAATAAAATTTATATAATTTTATTATAATGAAAGAACTTTTTTATTATTCTATTTTTGCCGTAATCCTCTATTTTGTTTTAACTGCTATATTTGACAATTTTACTTTAGAGCAAGAAAATTTTGATCCTTCTTTAGTCCCGGTTTCTTCAATTATTACTTTAGCTAAGGTTGCACAAAAGTTAGTAAATGGTAATGGTACTTTAACTAATCCTGGTAATTTACAGATTGGTTCTAGTGCTAGTGCTCCGGGGAATTTAACGGTGACGGGTAATGCTAATATAAATGGTAAATTATTTGTTGGTAATGAAAATATTGTAGATACTATAAATAGTAGGGTTACTACATTAGACACTACTTTAAATAATAGGGCTACTACATTAGAAACTAATTTAAAGAGTAGGGTTGATACATTAGACAGTACATTAAATAATAGGGCTACTGCATTAGAAAATACTTTAAAGAGTAGGGTTGATACATTAGACAGTTCTTTAAATGATAGAGCTACTGATATTTTAAATACTTTAACTGGTAAAAATACTACATTAGAAATTACTTTAAATAATAAGGCAATTGAATTTGCTAATTCTTTTACAACTAAAAGTTTAACTGTTGGTGGTAATCTAAAATTATCTTCAACTACTGGTGATGGATTCTTAAAATTAGGTACTGACATGTGGATTAAAGGCGTAGATGAATCCTTTAGAACTTATTATGGTAAAAATGGCAGATCTTATTATGGTTCAGGGGATGGTACACACGAATGGAGAGTAGCTAGTAATGGGAGTACTACTGGCATGACATTGGATACAGGTGGTAATTTAGTAGTATCTGGTAATTTAAATGTTTCTGGTTCTAGTAGCTCAAGTGTAATATTGATAACTATACCTGGTAATTCTGCAGTGGACATGGTAGAAAGAGCAAAACCATATTTTAAATCTTCTGATCCTGATGGTAAGATGTTAATGTTTTTGTTTACATCGAGTGATAAAAAAAAATCTAATTTATGCCCCGTTGTTAAAATGAATGGAAATCAAATATGGAGATATGATTTATATCTTAATACTAGTCCTATCTGTAATGATTGTTATAATATTCCAGCTGGAGGTAATGATGGTTTTAGAGGAACTATTATCTAATCTTAAACAAATCTATACACCACCATTAATATCAATAAATGTATCGTATATAAATTTAAACTATTCTTACCTACATCCGTAATAATATTATTAAACTCTAATACAGGAATTTTAACATCAATATTTTGTCCTATTACTAATCCAGATAATAAGACAGGTAACCATTTATTTAAAGGAAACCAATCCATCATAGTACCAGGAGCGTTAGATCCAGTTATCACATCTGCAAACGTATTCGTTACAGGATATGTCATTAATATACTTATTAATAATGCTAAACCAGTAGCTCTTTTATCAGGTGCTACAAATGAAATTAATAATGTTCCTACTGCCATGAAATGTAATATACCAAATTGAATAAATTTATCAGGATATAATAAATATGATGCAATTGTAATAAGTAAACCATGTTCTAATATTTCCATAGATCGATTAATTCTTTTATTAATATAATCTTTTTTCTGTTTCTCTTTTTCTTTATTATATGCAATATATACTGAATAACCAGCTAATAAAATAAATAAATTTCTAGATATTGTACCAGCAATATTAACAATTTCTATATCTCTATAATGTGTAATGTAATCAGTTGATACATCATAAAAATAAAATAAATGTTGAAATACCATTAACCCAAAGGCAATACCTCTCAAATTATCAATTGTTAGATTTCTCTCCATATAATATAATTAGATTATATTATATTTAGATTATGAGTTATTTGCATAGCTTTAGAAACTATTTGCATAATCTCCGCTATTTGCATAGCTTTAGAAATCTATGATTTCTATTGTTTATTTGCATAATCTCCGCTATTTGCATAGCTTGACCAAGCAAGCCACTATCTGCAACTCAGACTCGATTTCATCGGATATTATAATAAACGACTGATACAATATATCCAATGCCCTAAATCTCACATCATCAGATATCTCCGAATTACTAACCTTCTTAATTAAAAATTTAATAATATCATATCCATCAAATCCCATATGCAATATTTTATTATATTCAACATACATTTCTTGAAATGTCATCGTAAATAATCCCTTAACTATTTTATCCAAATACTGATTGAATGTATACAAAGATACTGAATCCAAAGGATAATCTGAAATAGTAGCTATCTGAATCAAATTAATTGCCAAACGTATATCCCCATTTGAATATTTTACTATTTCATCTATCTTATTGTTACTCAATGTAATATTCTCTTTATCCAAAATGTTTTTTAAACAATTATTTATCTTGTGGCCAATACTGGGAAAGTATACAGGGAAACATCTTGATTGAATTTTTTCATCAATTTCCGCTCGATTATTACAAATAAAAACAAATCTTGTCATCAAAGAATATTCTTTTATCAAATTACTAATTATCTCTTGGGCTTTTTTTGTTAAATTATCTGCCTCATCAAAAATAATAACTTTGTTTAATTTAACACCAGATAGATCAAATGCAATACCTTTACAAAACGGAATAATCTTTTCATGTACAATATCTAATCCACGATCATCTGATGCATTTAATTCAAGAACACACAAATTATAATTCTCTTTATACACTTCTTTAATATATGCTTTAATTGAACTTGTTTTACCTACTCCTGCATGACCATCAACAACCATATGAGGGATAAATTTATCTTTTAACATACTATTTAATTTCTTAAGAATATCATCATCTTGAACAATTTCTGATAGCTTTTGAGGCCGATGTTTTTCGACCCATGGTTTCATCTTTAATTAGTATAAATCTAATTATTTATATAAAAATAGTTTTCAGTTTTTCTACAAATTTAGTTATTATAGGGCATTCTTCCATTATATCCTCTAATTCACCATTTGTTTCATATAATTCTATTTTTTCATGTATAACACTTTTATTTATAATTTTCTTTTCTAATAACTTATTTAATAATAATATTAGTTTATCCTCACATCTAGGATTATACTTTCTTAAAAATGCTAAAATTATTTCACCATTAACATTCTTCTTTATTGCATTCAAAAAATCATCCATTGAATTATTAATCATATATTCCATAATTAAATTGTTATAGGTTTCAACAGAATTACGAAGTATCATTTCTTTTTTATTATCTTCTATTTCTTGTTCTTTTCTGTCTCTCATTTCATTATTTGTTCTACAGGAATCAATAAAATTTAAAACCAAATATTTAATTCTGCTTGTTAATTTAGGTTGTAATTCATTTAAATCATTTGTAATTTTTTCCATGTTAGGATAGTCTTCCAATATAGTTAACATCTCAATTAAATATTCAACCAAATCAATATTTTTAATATCGTCATTTATCTTGGTTATAACATCATTACATATACCATTAATAATTTCGGTTGATATAATTTTTTTATTATACAACTTACCAATATATAACATGTTACCAATAAATTTTTGATTTTTTACTTTAAAATA